TCCTCAGAGCTATAAAGCATGGCAAAATACATGGGAATTATATAAACCTATTTTTGACCTACCTAGCGAGGGGGTGAGGTCTCATAATACAGAAACTTGCGGTTTACATTTTTCTATTAATAAAAACACCTTCACACCATTACACGCACTAAAGTTTGCAATGTTTATATATTGGAATCCTATATTTATTAAAGATTTATCGAGAAGAAAATGGAATAATTTATTTTCGTGGGCAAATTTATTCCCATATAGCTATAATGATTATAAAATAAGCGGAGACGATGAGGATTTAAAAAAAATAAATTTTAAGCTAATGAAATTACAAAATGAGAACTCTTTTTTGACCTCACAAAATAAAGATTATGTTTTTCTGTATAATAAAAAAGCACTTTCAAAAGGTTATAGGAATGGAAGATATACCGCTTTGAATACTGAAAATTCTAATAGAATTGAGGCAAGATTTTTTAGAGGCACTTTGAAAGAATCTACTTTTTTTATGAATTTGGAATTTATTCATTCAGCGGTAGAATTTACAAGAAATGCAAGCATTAAAGAATTAAACATATTTAATTATAAGAATTTCACAAAAGAAAATAACTATAATAATATTTATAATTATCTTGAATCAATACCTCAAGATAAATTTATGTATTTCATTCATTATTATATGGATGCTGTTCAAAATGAAACAAGATACAATAACAACGAATTACCAATTGAATATTTTACAATTAGAGATAATAAAGACTTAAAGGAGGTTTATTAAATGTGCGTAGCTATTTTAAAACCAAATAAGTCTACCATTGATAATAAAACGATAAAACAATGTTGGAAGAAAAACCCTCATGGAGGGGGCTTCATGTATGTTAGAGATGGCAAGATTGTTATAATTAAAGAATTATCAAAAGTAGATAACTATATTAAGCTATTTAGAGAACATGAAAAATTCTTTAATGGTGACGTGGTATTACATTTCAGAATTGCCACAAGTGGAGAAACCGACCTTATAAATACACACCCTCACAAGGTAAATAATAATATTTATATGGTGCATAATGGTATTATTGAAAGATGCGAAGACATAAATAGCAAATTTTCAGATACTATAAACTTTTGTACTTTTATTTCTAATCTTCCAAATAGTTTTATGAAAAATGATTCTATTTTAGAATTAATAAGCGGTTATATAAATAACGATAAAATGATATTCTTAAATAGAGATAATGAAGTTAAGATAATTAATGAATCTTTGGGAATGTGGATAGGTGGTAATTGGTTTTCTAATAATCATTGGCAAGAAACCCAAAAATTTAACCTATGGAACCATAACAATTATGAAACAAGAATTGTTTATAATGATAATAAAAAACATTGTATTGAATGTGAATATGAAATTGGTAAATATGAATCAAATCAATATAATGGATTATGCTATTCTTGTTTTCAGTTGAGTATTGAAAATGATAGATTTTATGGAGAAATATAAAACGACTGGGAATTTTTTTACCAGATGAATTTAAAGATATTATGTATAATTGAAAAACAAGGAGTTTAAAAGGTGATGGGTTATTATAGAAAATCAAAACCTAACATTAATAGAAAACGATATTAGGTTTATAAATTAGGGTGTGCCAATTTATATTTTGGCACATCCTATTGTTATAATTATCATTAAACAGATTTTATAATTAGGAGGTTATAAATGAAAACAAACAGACATATTTATTATAATTCAACATTGCATGAATTTTATAATTTAGGGTTTGAAGATATTTCTTATAAACACGATTTGTGCGATAGTCTTGGATTAGATATTTCTTATAATAATGAGTGGGAAGAATATTTACAAATTTTTCTAGCAAACTCGCATATTAACAACACAAATGAAGAATTATTCAACACTTGTAGTTTAGAATACTATAAAAATTGTGAATGGGTTTGCACCATTTTTACAACAAACGATATTAGCGAATTGCTTAGTATGTTTAAAAGTTACAAGGAGTTGTTTAATACTTGCGATACAAAATGCTCACTATGTTTAAAAGACATGAGGTTATAAAATGAATCAAAAAATAAATGCCGATGTAAATAATATAAATCAAAAGTCTTTACTTTGGTGGAATAACCTAAGTAAAGATTGGAAA